CAGTGAACTCCGACCATGATGACTACGAACCGGATGACAACATTATCGACGGAGTAGCAAGGATAATTAGTGACAACAACGCAACAGAATCAGCAATCGACCTTAGTAGCGAGAACGCCTGAGAACTGGAAAAAAACGTGGCGACTGGTAATGAAACAGATACCAGCTACGTGCCTCCACTCCCAAGAACTTCTCGACGCAGGGTTCGCTCAATGTGAGTACCAACAGGTATCTCCCGAGTGGGAATCTGTGTTCGATGACTTCGCCGACCTAAAGTTGTGCAACAAGTTCATCGCTGCCGGGGGTGAAGGCGCTGCTAAGTCTCACGACGCTGCGCTATTTGCAGTCGCACGTTACATGTTCGACATGATTACTCTCGTCAGAAAGCCGAAGTTATATTGGATTATCGGCGCTGATTACGAAGATGCGTTCAAAGAGTTCAACTACATCGATGAGTTCCTCGGCACAGAGGGATTAGATAAGTTGGCTACGAGAATAAACGGCAAAGGGCAGATAACTCCAGAAGGACGTACCGTTGTAAGAAATGGGCGTGACCAATGTACCCTGACCACCAATGACGGTGTTGAGTTCAAGACAATCTCAGCGAAAGATGAAACTAAAATTGCTAGAGAAGAACCAGACGGGATTATTGGTGCGGAAGCTAGCAGGTGGTCTGCGGAAGCGTTTCGTCGTTCCATTGGACGCATTGCGAGGCTTGAAAATTCGTGGCTCTTTGCCTCTGGGTCGTTCGAGTCAGACGATGGTGGTTTTCACGCTAGATTTGCAACAGGTCAAGGAGACAACCTCCAAAGGCTCAAGTCCAAGTCAATCCCATCGTTTGCGAATCGACACATCTACCCTCTCGGAGAAGCCGATCACAGAATCCAAGAACTAAAGTCCGACTACTCCTACGACAGATATCAAGAACGAGTCTTAGGTATGCCAGCCCCACCAAAGGGGCAGGTAATCAGTCGACTAGACGCAGCCGTACATATCCGATCAGACTTGACCTACGAGCCACGGGAGCCTGTATATCTATGGATAGACCCCGGCACACTCGTTTACTGCGTACTGTTCGTGCAGATCATCAACAACCAGGTTCGGGTGATCGACGAGATTTATGCTCCACAGGCTGAATCCGATGAGGTCATCAACGAAGCACGACGCAGACTCGGCTGGAAGTACATAACAATGGACGGTCACGTTGCTGACCACGCCGGTCAACAGCGTCACATGGGCGCTCCTCCTCACTTGAATACGTGGAGGGAACAGACTGGCATTACGTTCCAGACGCTCGGCAAGGGAATGGCTCCGACCGATAAGGCCGAGATCATCCTGTCGTTTATGAATGTCGACCGCTACACGGCTAAACCTAGTATCGTTTTTCACCCCGACTGCCGCGGTATCCTTGCAGAGATGGGTGTCGGAATTTCCCCAACCGCCGATCAAGGTGGTGGTAGATGGATGCGTGATGTTGGCGAGAATGGTGCTGTACGTGGTATAAAAAGAGAGAACGATCACGGTTGTTCCGCGCTCGCGTATGGTCTGAGCATCCACAGAGGCTCACTAAGACCCGATCGCCGACGATTACCGGGAACTAAAGCAGCAACATCATATTCTGCGGGTTTCGCTCGGGTGTCGGACGGTTCAGACATTGCTCCACGAGTAATATCTCCCCTCGATTACACCGCTTTTCCAGATAAAGAAATCACTAGATCTGATGGGACTGTCATAAAGGTTCCCGGCAAGACTATGCGTGATATAGAGGCTAGGAGAAAACCTCGTGCCTACTGACGCTATTTCAGGAACTAAAGTTGAGGACATGCGTGAATCGCTTCGGCGTTATCACGGTGACAAACGCTCGGCGCAAGAACTCGACGATAAGTATTACAACCAAGAGGTTGAGTCTATCGCCCGAGATCATCTGCCCGACGATATCCCTATCTACCAATCGTCACTCTCAACGGACGTTGTAGACCAAGTATCTGACCAACTCCGTACAGACGAACCTAACGTCGACTACGGCGCACTTACTGACTCCGACCGAGAGATCGCTCGCAAGTCTAAATTTGAATCGTGGGGCAAACAGGTCATCCTCGACGATCAACTAGGGCAAGATGTCGACGCTTACTCTCAAGCTGGTAAAGACCTATCTCTACGTGGTGAGGCTGTAATCAAACGCCTACACAACACTAATCTTCCAGACGAACCCGTTCTATCGGACTTCTCAGGACGCGGTAAGCGAGAGACATTCAAAGAGGCTCACAATAAATGGGAAGCAGAAATAGCAGCGACCTCACCGCTGTCTCCTGCTAGAGCCGTTGACCCTCTGAACTGTTTCATCCCGCCTAACGCTGTCAACCCACTTCCGTACATCATCGAACATCAAGAACGTAGGCAGGTAGACATTTGGGAGGACTATCCCGACTGGAGAACCGCCATCGCCGCAAAGGTGTGGGCGAAGAACGGTAAGGACACACGACTCACCGATGACGAGTTGAACGACCCGTTACGTGAAGTCGATTGGCTGGAGTATTACAGCAAAGACCAATACATCCTTCTGATAGATGGCATCGAAGTTGTCTCGACGAAGAGCCCGTATGGATTCGTGCCTTACTCGCACGTTCACTCTGGACTAGGGCGTGTCGACCGTCGTGCGTCATCTTCCGCTAAAGCAGCATCTATTCTTTCTAAGATACGTGGAGAACTTCTATCAGAGATCGTTCTCAAGACGATCATGTACGAACTCGCACAGTCGTATGTATTCCCTCGTATCCGTGTACCAGACGGTCGAGAAGATATCGTCAGAGAAGGTATGCGTCACCGTGGCATCCTGCGGTACGATCCGCAAGATCCTCAAGGTGCGAACTCTATTCAGTGGCTCGACCCTATCGCAATCAACCCTGCGGTATCTCAGTTCTTGGGCGAGGCTCAAGCTGCTATCGCACGACGCGTGAACCCTATCCTCGGTGGACAAGGTGACGCAGAGTTTGGTGTGCTAGAGGCGCTTCGTATCGGTCAGGCAGTCAAGGGTATTCAGGAAATCACTACGAACCTGAACCGCATGGCTACGGAGTCGGTCAGGCAAGCCGCCAAGATGATGATTGCCCTCGATAAGTCGATGACGGTCTACGGCACTTCCGATAACGGTGGTCGTGACTACACGATGAAACCTGTCGACTTCAAGAGTTACAAGCAACTCGAAGTACGCTTTGAGGCTGTCGACCCTGTTGAGCAGACTCGTAAGCAGCAAGCAGGAATGGTTCTGTTCCGTGGTGGAGCAATCTCCCGCCGAACACTCCAGACCGAGTACCTCAACGATATCGTCAAGAATCCTGTGCAAGAAGATACTCGCATGGGTGTCGAAGCAGCAGAGTCAGCGTTCTACGGCTCACCAGAGTTCTTGCAATGGGCAGTCTCGAAGTATCAGGCTATCCAACAGAACGAAAGCGCAGAACAACAACAACAGGCCGTTCGTAGTAACTCAGTAGCAGCAGGACAAAGCGGTGAACTAAGTGCTGCCGGTGCAGGGGCTGGCAGAACAGCCGAAGTGGAAACTCTGTCTAACGGTGGGGCAACCGCTTCCGCTCGTGATGGCGCTGCTCAAGTAGCAAGACAGGCAACATAATGGCTAAAGACATGTCAACGATGGTCGCTGAGTCATTAGCAGATCGTCTAAACGCAGTTGATAAGTCCATCAGGGGCGACAACCCTGTTGGCTTTGGTAAAGAGCAACAGGCTCCGAATGATTACAAAAAACGTCTTTTGGCTATGTCGAAAGAAGAACGTGTCGCCGAAATAGACTCACGAGGAATCGATGTAGTCGCAAATGCTTTGAGGGATGAATAATGGCTTTCAACATCAATAACCTTCCTGTTGGATGGTCAGCCGGTCGAGTTGGTCAGAACCGTGTGTTCCGAACGCCTGATGGTCGACAAATTGACCCAAAGGAAGCGGCTGGAATCCTTCGAAACATGGGCGAAGAAGAAGGCTCGACAACCGCTAGCGGCAGCTTTTCTGGCTTTGGCTCGTCTGATGATGATGTAATAGTCAACGACCCTCTTTCTGCCTCAAGTGGCATGACAATTAAGCGTCCGACTATGGATCAACCGATTGTTGATGACCCTGATTTGAACATGCGTAACGGCGCTAGTGACGGTGCTGGTCAACCTGATGGTGTTGCGCCTTATGTAGAAGAAGGTATTGGAGACACAGGAAACGCTGGTGCGCCATTTCCTGGTTTTGAAGATTCTGCGGTGATTGAAACAAAGGAGGATGACGTTGCATTGGAGGTCACTCGTCCAATGGGCGAAACTGGTTTTACCAACTCTGATGGTTCTCAAATCACAAATCAATCTGATATCGATGGTATTCAGGCTATTCTTCAAGCGGATGGCAGTCTTACAAAAGAACAAGCGGTACGGATATACAACTACAACCAAGAAAATGTAGGGCCTACCGGAAAAACAGAGTCTCTACTTCCTAGTATAGATGCAGATAAAGTAACGAA